CTGAACAAGCGCGTGGTCGAAGTGGTCAGCGTGGCCACCGACACATTCCAGGTGGCCGGCCCGGATGGCTCCACCGGCATGGATACCACCAACTTCGGCACCTTCAGCAGTGGCACGGCGAAGAAGCTCACCATGGGCACGTCGATCGTCGGCTGCCAGGGCTTCAACTCAAGCGGCGGCGAGATCAAGTTCGAAGACAGCACCACCGTCCAGGACACCGTCGACAAGCAGATTGTCACCGGCGCCACCGCGTTGTCTTACAGCCTCGAAATGCAGTGGGACCCGGCCAGCGCCGGCCAGCAGGCGATGCAGTCCGCGTTTGAAGTGCGCGCCTCCAAGGCCTTCAAGATCACCTGGCCGTCTGGCGCCTACGTCGCGTTCTACGGCAGCGTCGGCTACTCCGGTGCACCGGGCGGCGCCAAGCAGGGCATCACCACCACCAATGCGGCAATCGCGGCTGAGGGCAACCTCACCATGTGCGCATGAGCGCGGACCTCCTGAAAAGGCGGGTGGCCGCCCGGCAGCGCATCAAGGAGGTTGGCGGCCACACCTTCACCCTGCGCCGCCCGACCAAGTTCGAGCTGGTCAAGTATGCATCGCTGACTGTGCTCGACTACCTGTGCGAGTGCGTCGACGACTGCAATCTGACCGAGGCAGACGTCGTCAGCAATGGCAGTGCCGAGGTCAAGCTGCCATTCGACCGCGCATTGTTCCGCGACTGGCTGTACGAGCGGGATGAACTTTGGGGGCCGCTGACCCAAGAGCTGAACGACATGGTCAAGACGCACAGCGCCGCGCTGGAGGAAGACGCAAAAAACTCATTGCCTGGCTAGAGCATCTTCGCTTTTGCGAGCAGATGAAACTCGAGCCAGGCAGCCCGCCGCAGTCCGCGCAGCTCGCGATTCAGGCGTTCCTCCAGAACAGGCTGATCGGCTTCGAGCAAACGGCCTGCGTGCTTGGGTACGACGACCTTGAGCTACTTGTGACGCAGCTGCAAACCATCAGCGCATTTCAGGCAGAACGGAGCTAAGACATGGCGCAGCCCGACGTAAAGATCAGACTCACCGCAGACGACAAGACGAAGGCGGCGTTCGCCAGCGCCAATTCCAACCTGCAAAAGCTGCAGTCCGGCGCCGCCAAGCTCACCTCCACATTCGGCGCGCTCGGCTTGGCCGTCAGTGTGGGCGGCCTGGCCGCCTTCGCCAAATCCGGCATCGACGCGGCCGATGCGCTGAACGACATGAGCCAGCGCCTCGGTGTCTCGGTCAAGGATCTGGCCGGATTCAAGCTCGCCGCTGAGCAGTCCGGCACCAGCCTGGAAGGCGTCGGCAAGGCGATCCAGAAGCTGGGCCTGTCGATGGGGCAGGCCGAGCAGGGGCTCACTACGCAGGCCAAGGCGCTGAAGACGCTGGGCATCACCGCGCGCGACCCGAAGGAAGCCTTCTTTCAGTTGGCTGACGCGGTCGCAAATTCGAACGACCCGATCAAGACCAATGCCGCGCTCAACGACGTGCTGGGCCGTAGCTATGGAGAACTGCTGCCGCTGCTGAACCAGGGCAGTGATGCACTGCGCGAGTCGGCCAAGCAGAGCGAGACGTTTGCCGAGGCGATGGCAAAACTGGCGCCGGATGCCGACAAGTTCAACGATCAACTGGCGCAGATGAAAATCAACGCGGCTGGCGTCGCCGGTACATTGCTGTCCGAACTGGTGCCTGCGCTGAATGATGTGTTCGAGCGCATCGGACTTGTCAAGGATTTGATCGGCGCGGGCGGCCTGTTCAATACGCTCGTCACCACGGCAGGCACCAGCGATCTCGGCGAGGTGATGCGGCGTGTTCGCGGCGAGATAGAACTCACGCAGCAAGCCATCGAAGGAAAGCGATCCCGCGGGCTCGACTCAAGCGCTTTTGAAGAAAAGCTGCGTGGACTGAATGCCCAGCTGCAGGTTCTGATCGAAAACCGCACCAAGGCGCTGCTCGCGCCGCCTCAAACCGAGACCCAGCGTCTGATCAAGGCCGACCGGGCGGCTGGCGGCGCTGGAAGTTTCAAGCCACCTGTCACTGGATCAACAGCCAAATCCGACCCCCTCGCAGGCCTGCTCGGCTCCACCGACATCGGCAAACTCGCCGCCTTCGACAAGCAGGTGGCGCTGCTCAATTCGCGCTTCGATGGCGGGCGCAAGAGCACCGACCTCTACAACCAGGCGATGACGAAGCTGGTCGAGACCACGTTCGCTGCCAACTTCGCCGAGTTCAACAAGGATCTGGCCGAGCAGGATGAGACGCAGCGCCTGGTGGCCGAGCATCTGAAGGCGACCAATGACGAGCTGTTCGAGCAGCAGCAGGCGTGGATCGACGTCGGCCGTGCGCTGGAGGAGGAGATGCGCACGCCGCTGGAAAACGCCAACATCGAATTCGGCCGCCTGCAGGATCTGCTCGACCGCGGGGTGATCAGCTGGGAGACCTATGCCCGCGCCGTGACGAAGGTGCAGGACGCGATCGAGGAGACCCCGAAAAAGCTGGAAGAAATGGACAGTTTCGCCAAGAAATTCGCCGAGAACGCGCAGGACACCTTCGCCGACTTTTTCAAGAACTTCGACCAGGGCACCGACGGCATGCTGCAGAAATTCGGCGAGACGATCAAGGGCCTGATCGCCGAGGCGGCGGCGGCGGATCTGTCAAAATATCTGTTCGGCGACCTGGTCAAGGGCGGCAGCGGTTCCGGCGCGTTCGGCACCGTGCTGTCTGCGATCGGCTCAATCTTCGGCTTTGCCGATGGCGGCATCGCCGCCCATGGCCGCCCGGTGGCGCTGCCGCATTTTGCCGGCGGAGGCATTTCCAACAGCGCAGCCATTTTCGGCGAGGCCGGGCCCGAGGCGGCGGTGCCGCTGCCGGACGGCCGCCGCATCCCGGTCGAGATGCGCGGCGGCGGCAATACCGTCATCGTCAACGTCTACGGAAGCAACAACGCCCCCGACGTGCGCCGCGCTGCCGGCCAGGGCGCGCGTGAGGCGCTGGGCATGTTCAACAGCGCGCAGAGGTATGCTTAATGGCTGAGTTCCTCGAGGAGCGCCTGCCGGTCAACGTGCGCGCCGGTGCCAGCTATTCAGACCAGTACGCGGTCGAGATCACCACCACCGCCGCCGGCAGCGAGTACCGCCGCCTGGTGCACCCATACCCGGTGCGGGTCTACAACGTGTTCTACACCCAGCAGACCGCCGCGCTGTGGGACGCGATCATGGCGCTGTATCACCGCGCCTACGGCATGTTTGCCGGCTTCCGCGTCAAGGCGCTGGACGACTACACCACCAACGCCCGCATTGCCGCCCCCACGGCCACCGACCAGACGCTTGAGGTCATCACCGCAGGCACGGTCTACCAGCTGCAGGTGGCCTACGGCACCGGCGGCACGCCGCTGGCGATCGGCGAGCCTGTCCGCACCATCTTCAAGCCCGTTGCGTCCACAACCAAAGTCGCCATCGATACGCTTGAACAGGGTGCCTTGATGTGGAGCGTGTCGACCATAACGGGCCGCGTGACCTTCGCCGCCAACAAGACGCGCAGCGTGACCGGGATCACAAAGGCCGCGTCGGCTGTTGTCACGGTCGGATCGCATACCTTCCTTGTGGGGGAGTCGGTTCACTTCACCGGCGTTTTGGGGATGACGCAGATCAACGGCCTGCGCGGCACCATCACGGCAATCGGGGCGACCGACATCACCGTGGCGATCAACAGCACTGCCTTTTCTACCTACACCAGCGCGGGAACGGTCAACACCAATCCGCAAACAGGAGAGACCGTCTACGGCGGCTGCGAGTTCGACATCCCCTGCCGCTTCAACAGCCGCATCGACGTGACCGCGCTTGCCCCCGGCGTGCGCGAGACAGCGCAGATCGAAATCATCGAGCTGCTCAACCCATAAGCCGCGCCCAATGAAATCCGCCGTAGCCGACCGCCAGTATAAAATCCACTGCCTGCGCATCGTTCCGCAATGGGGTTCGACCATCTACCTCACCGATCATCCGCGTGATGTGGTGATCGGCGCGAACACCTACCAGACCGACAGCGGCTACCAGTTCAGCGGCCACGCCAGCGAGGCGAACATGGCCCCTGGCGTGATGGACCTGGAAGGAATATCCGGGATTGCCGGGATCGACCGTGACGAGATCGTGTCCGGCGTGTTCGACGGGGCGCGTGTCTACGCCTTCGCTACTACCTGGACAAGCCCTGTCGTTGACGAGGAACCGCTGGGCGTGGCGATCATGGGTAAAGCCACCATGCGCGACGATCGGTATACGGCGGAACTGATGATGCTGGTCGATGCGCTGAATCAGTCAGTCGGCAAGACCTACACGCCATCCTGTCAAAAGGAATTCGGCGGGCAGGAATACGCCGGCTGCATGGTTGCGTTGGGGCCGCTCACCGTCACCGGCACGCTTACCTCCGTTACCAGCAATTCGGTATTCCGCGACAGCACCCGCGCCGAAGCCGCCGATTATTTCGGGGCCGGAACCATCGCGTTCACCACGGGCGACAACGCCGGGTTGAAGCCGATCAAGATCAAGACCCACGCGGTAGACGGCACATTCACCCTGCACGAGCCGTTCCATTATGCGGTGGCGATCGGCGATGCCTACACGCTGATTCCAGGATGTCGCAAGCGGCAAGCCGACTGCATCGGCTGGAGCAACATCATCAACTTCGGCGGATTCAGCTTCGTGCCTACCCAGTCAACCTATACCCAAGTGGGTGGCAACTGATGAAAGCCAGCGCAATCATTGAAGCGGCTCGGGAGTGCATCGGCACGCCGTTTGTGCACCAGGGGCGCATTCTGAACAAGGCGCTCGACTGCGCCGGGGTGGCGGTTCATGTGTTCAACCGCATGGGATGTGAGGTAGATCAGCCAGCCGCCTACAGCCGGATGCCGAACAATGCCATGCTGGAGTATTGGGCCGACCGCCAGCCCTTCCTGACCCGCGAAACCGTGCCACAAGCCGGTGATATTCTGCTGATGAAATTCAAGTTAGAACCGCAGCACGTCGCCATCTTCACGGGCGAAAACCTCATCCACGCCTATGAGGCCATCGGGCGCGTGGTCGAACACCGGCTGGACGACAAGTGGCACAAGCGCATCGTCCGGGCTTATCGTTTCAAGGGCATTGAAGCATGAGTAGCGCCGGCCAGGTAATCGGCGGTGTCGTAGGTGCGGTAGTCGGCTTCTTCACTCCGATCGGCCCGGTCTACGGCGCACAGATCGGGATGATGATCGGTGGGGTGATCGACCCGCCAGACGGACCTGTCATCAATGGCCCACGGCTCGATGATCTATCGGTACAGACCTCAACCTACGGCGCTTTCATCCCGCGCAACTACGGCACCATCGCGCAGCACGGAAACATATTCTGGCTGAAGGGCGATGCGCTCACCGAAACGCCGCGTGTGGAAGAATCGGGCGGCAAGGGCGGGCCGACCACGACCACTAACCTGTGGGACTACTCGGCAACCTTCGCGCTGGGTTTGTGCGAGGGGCCGATTGACGGCATCCGCAGGATATGGATCAACGGCCAGTTGTTCTATGACGGCGGCAGCGATGATCTCGCAACCATCATCGCAGGAAATGATGCGTCTGAAATGTTCACGCTGTATCCAGGAACCGACACACAGGAACCCGATCCTCTGATTCAGGCCGATAAGGGCGCGGCAAACGTCCCCGCCTATCGCGGTCTTGCCTATATCGTGTTCGAAAACCTGCCGCTGGAAAAATACAACAACAGCCTGGCAGGTGCGCAGATCAAGGTTGAGATCATTGAAAGCGGAACCATACAAGGGCCGCGCCTCATTGATTCAACAACATTAAGCAACTGGCCGCACCCAGCCGTAGGAGTCAAGTTCACGGGCGCGTTCGATGGTGTCCTGTCCGTATATTCCTATGATGTCGCTGCGGCATCGCAGGTGCTTCTGGATGGTGAATACTACCCGGACAACGAATTCATCCAGCGGATAAGCTACGCGGGCGACGTGCTCAGTCCGAATGCAACGCCAGCCGGCATTCAGCGCCCGCTCACCTATTCGACCGGATTGCAGACGATACCCGTTGGGGTATTGGGACGAAATACAATCTGGTGGGCGGAATACAGCCACACGTTGACCATAGGAAACGGAGCCCGGCAGGTTATCCCGATTGGCGATCTTGATGGATCACGCGGGACTGCTTACGCAAACGGCATTGTTGGCGACCTGGCTGATTATCTTCCAGGTGAGACTGGGCGTTACGTAATCGGCCTGGCCGTCAACGACGCCAGGAGCCGGGTGCTCGTTACTACGGGGACTGCACAGCGAGACACCACCTGCGTTGCGACCAAATACTTTTTGCTTGACGATTCGCTTGCAGTTCTGCAATCGGGAAGCATTAACAACACCACCGGGTTTTTGTGGAATATCGGGCAGAACTCGCAATACACGCCGGCTGGCGGCACTGTGATTTCGTCCGACGGCTTGAAGGGGTGGACGATTAATTCCACCAACACGTCGCAAATTGAGGTGATGCACTTCACATTCGATGCCAGTGATACGCTCATTCTTGAAACGGCAATCGTGACATCGGTCACGGGTGACAACAGGATTGGCACGTGCTTGTCGGATGGCATTCTGTACGTTATCAACTGCAACACGTCGACCTGCGAGCTGGTGCGCTATACAGATTCTTTGTCTATTTCTTCAGACCTTGCCGTGCTGGGGGATATTGTTGAGGCAGAATGCCTCACCAGCAGTCTGTTGAGCGCGTCAGACCTTGACGTTACCGAACTCACCGACAGCGTGCGCGGCTACCGCATCGCATCGCTTGGCGCATTGCGTGGCGGGATCGACCCGTTGCGGGCCGCGTGGCCGTTCGATGTGGTTCAACACGGCTATCAGATCAAATTCAATCGCCGGGGTTCGGCTTCGGTCGCCACCATCACGGCGGATGAACTGGACGCCCGCGCAGCCGGTGACAATCCCGGCGTGCAGATCACCAACAGCCGCGAGATGGACACCCTGCTGCCGTCGCGCCTGCGCCTCAAATACATCGATTCCGTGCGCGAATATGACATCAACGAGCAAATATCGGACAGGGGCTTGTGATGGCTGATACCGGGCACATTGTTTCGATCGATATTCCGGTGGTGATGACGGCAGACGGCCCGGTCCAAGGTCACCTGCATCCACAGGGCGCGGGAAACATCGATCCCGCCCAGCAGCAACAGCAGGAA